GATTGATAATGCCAGAATTGATATCAGCCCCCTCTACACTTGCTGAACCTAGAACTTGTTTAGCACGAGTATAAAGTGAGGTTGGCAACAACATAAAATCAGGCTCAATCGCTAATGGTTCACCACGAGTATTGACAAAGCCATTCATCATTTGAATTGCTTTATCAATATTGGCCACATCTAATGCGGCATTATCAAATGAGTTTTTGTGCGAGGCATCAAATAATTTTTTGCCATCTTGCGCAATCGCGTTACCAGTTAATAACGCAAACACTAATTTAGCGATGGTTGCACGTGCCGCTTGTCCCATTTTTTCAGGAATTTTTGTCAACAAGTGCATATCGTCATTGATGATTGCTTGACGAGTAATGCTAAATAATTGCCCATAAGTCGCTAATGCAACGCTAGCACCCTCATCACCGATTGTGCCGTAGGTGTACTCTTCACCCTCACCGACTTGCGGTAAGTAGCCAAAATCACCCAAGCCAACACGTTTCGCTGCACGGAAGTCGGTTAATGTGCCACGAGAGGTAAACTGATCAAAGTTTTCCGCTGCGGTTTCCCAACCTTTGAGCAAGGATTTGTGTGCTACATCAATTAAGATTTGACCAAAGTCAGAGCTTGAGTGGGTAAATGCTAAGCCAACCATGCCCATTGCATTTTGACCTGCAACGCTAATACCACGACCGACCAATGACGCACGAGCAAGCTCACGCAAGGTCATTGCGTTGTAGGCATTATCTTTAGCGTCTGCTTTATCTTTGTCGATGCCTGCACGAGCTAATAAGGATTGTTTAATGCTATCGCCAACGATGTTACCGTTACCAGCATAAGGAGTTGCGGTTGCGCTTGGGGTTGTACCTGCACCAAGTTTTGCTAATAATTTGTCTTTGGCTTGATCTGCGGTAATTGATAAATCACCTAAACACTCCACTAACAAATCATTGTGCGTAGTACCAAACGGTGCAAATACCGCTTTAATGTCAGCGTTGCGTTTATTTAATTCGGCTTGCACTTGTGCAGTGTTATCTACCGGAGCTGTTGGCGCTTGATTTACCGGTTCGGTTGGTGTTGGTTGTGCAGGGGTTGATGTTGCTTGTGGTGCGGCTACGCCAGCGTTGCCTTGTGGCTTAAACAACATGTCTTTCATTGCTTTTGGCATATTTTCAAAGTCCTCTAATTTTCGTGATTTAATAGACGCCATCGCCACAAGTGGTTCGGCTAGTTTGTCGGCAAATCCTTGTTCAACGCATTCTTTACCGTTGAGCCAAGTTTCCGCCGATAGCATTTCTGCTAATTCTTCCGGGCTTTTCCCGGTTTTGTTTGCGTAAGCAGGGATTAGCGTATTTTCGACCTTATCTAATAGATCGGCATATTTGCGCATATCCTCCGCATCGCCGCCTTGGATACCCCAAGGCTTATGGATCATCATCATTGCATTTTCCGGCATGATTACCTCATTGCCCGCCATTGCAATAACGCTCGCCATACTTGCCGCCAAGCCGTCAATGTAAACCGTCACATTTGCCGGATGGTTTTTTAACAAGTTGTAAATGGCGATTCCATCAAAAACATCACCGCCGGGGGAGTGGATGTGTAGATTGATTTGTTTGAGGTTGTTTCCGCAGGATTTTAAGTCCTGTGCAAAGCTCGCAGCAGATACACCCCAAAATCCGATCTCATCGTAAATTGAGATTTCTGCCGTGTCGTTGGCTTTGGCTTTGATTGAGTACCAAGACTGGTTATTCGTCTTTGTCGCGCACGTTGCCATCGCCATCGGCGACAGAATCATTTTTTGCTTTTTCATTTGTCGTACCTGTGTTAGTTAAATCCGTATCAAACTTGAGACCAAATTTGCGGTTTTCCTCGACCTCAACTCTACGTCTGCGTTTAACTTCTGCCGGATTGCTGCCGCTTGCTCGTACTGCTTGGCTTTCGGTTGCCAATCCACCTTTGATGCGCTCTTTCCACGCTTGCGCCTCTTTTGTCGGATCAATCCAGGGCATCACAGGGCCACTATAAACAGCGTTATAAAGTGATGCAGGATCAATATCGACTGGCACCTCAATTTCGCCGCTGACAATCGCCATTTTTAGCCATTCTCTGTATATCGGGCGTGAGATGTGCGCGACAAAGGTATCTTGTAAAACGGAGTAGCCCTCAAAGCTCTCCACCAACTCTTGGCGTTGGCTGGAGTAAGTGCCGTTATAGTCACGG